GTATCGCTATGCTCAGAACAGTTAGACTTTACGGAGAACTGGCAGAGTTTGTTGGACATAAAGAATTAGATGCAGTAATCACTTCTACTGCTGATGCCATGAGATTTTTGGTCAGCAACTTTCCAGAGTTGGAAGCACACATGGCAGATCGATATTATCAGGTATTGGTTGATGATTACGAAATAGGAGAAGAAGATATACATAATCCAATAGGACAATCTGATATTAGTATTGTTCCTATCATTACAGGTGCTGGAGGTGCTGGCAGAGCTTTGTTAGGAGCAGCAATGATTGGATTAGCATTTGCTACAGGAGGATCAACTTTAGCTTTAGGGCTAGGTGGCTTTACAGGAGGTGCAGGAATCTCTGCAATAGTAGGAAATGTAGGTATTGGTCTTGCTCTTAGGGGTGTGAGTGAAATGTTATATCCTCAACCTCAACCACAAGACTTTAGTAACGAGCAAGATCCTAGAATATCATTTAGCTTTTCTGGAGTGCAAAATACTAGCCGTGCTGGAACTAGCCATCCAATTGTCTACGGAGAGATAGTAACGGGATCGGTTGTGATTTCAGCAGGAATCGACACTAATCAGGTATCAGCATGACGGATAAAATTATTAGAGGAGCAGGTGGTCCTCCCCCAACACCACCTTCTCCTACCAGAGCACCAGATACATTAAATAGCAGACAATTTGCATCAATACAGGATCTTATTTCAGAAGGAGAGATAGAAGGTTTTGCCACTCCTTCAAAAGCAGGATTAACGAAAGGAACTACAGCTTATAATAATGCTGCATTAAAAGACATATTTTTAAACGATACTCCTATTCTCAATGCAAGTGCTAGCAACACAAATCCACAGACAGCAGATTTTAATTTTCAAAATGTAGAGTTCACACCTCGTTTTGGAACTTCAAATCAAACTCATGTTCCAGGTATAGAGGGTAGTCAATCAACAACTGCGGTAGGAGTTACGGTAACAAATTCTTCTCCTGTAACTCGTCAGATAACCAATACTGCCGTTGATGCTGCAAAAGTTACGATTACATTTCCCCAACTTCAAAAAGCCACAGATGAAGGTGATTTATTAGGTTCTTCTGTCAATCTAAAAATACAAGTTCAATACAATGGTGGTGGTTTTACAGACGTAATCAATGACACGATTACAGGTAGAACTGCTGATGCGTACCAAAAGGAATATCGTGTTTCCTTTACAGGTTCTTTCCCTGTTGATATCAGAGTTGTAAGAGTTACAGCAGATAGTACATCATCAAATCTTGTTGATGCTTTTACATGGACAAGTATTAGTGAGATAGTTGATGATAAGCAAACTTATCCCAATAGTGCCTATACAAACCTAAGAATAGATTCTGAACAGTTCAGTTCTATCCCTAAAAGAGCTTTTCGTATTCGTGGTGTAAAGGTAAGAATCCCAGGTGCAGGTGCTTCCAGTTCTGGTACTCCTACTGTTGATTTACAGACAGGAAGAATTATTTATCCCAGTGGTTACATATTTAATGGAACAATGGGTGCTGCTCAATGGTGCTCTTGTCCTGCTTTAATATTGCTTGATCTTCTTACTACTGAACGGTATGGATTTGGAACGCATATTACAGATAGTAACTTAGATCTATTTAGTTTTATTGCTGCCAGTAAGTATGCCAATGAGCTAGTAGATGATGGTTTTGGAGGACAAGAACCTAGATTTAGCTGCAACGTAAACATACAGGGATCAACAGAAGCATTTACTTTGATAAATGAATTAGCAGGAGTTATGAGATGTTTTCCTATTTGGTCTGAAGGTTCTGTAACTATCTCACAGGATAGACCTACTGATCCAAGTTATTTATTTAGCTTGGCAAATGTAGGTGAAGGTGGGTTCAGTTACTCAGGTAGCAGTTTAAAACAAAGACATACAGTAATAAATGTCAGCTATTTCAATATGGATAGCAGAGAGATAGATTATGAAGTCGTAGAAGATACTTCTGCTCAAAGTAAATTAGGGATAATAAAGAAAGATGTAAAAGCATTTGCCTGTACTTCTCGTGGGCAAGCTCAAAGATTAGGTAAGGCAATACTATTCAGTGAGCAACAAGAGACTGAAGTAGTTAGCTTTACAACATCAATAGATGCTGGAGCGATTGTAAGACCTGGATCTGTTATTTCTATTAACGATCCAGTTAGAGGAGGAGAACGTAGAAGTGGCCGTATAAAATCTGCTACAACCACTGCTATAACAGTTGATAATACAAAGGATCTTGATACTTTTACAGGTACAAATAAAAAATGCAGTGTAATATTACCTGATGGATCGGTAGAAACAAAAAATATACTTAGTGTTACAAGTGGAGTAATTAGTTTAGATTCTGCTTTATCTGCAACACCTAATGTAAACAGCATTTGGCTTGTTCAAAGTTCAACTTTAGAAGCTCAAACTTTTAGAGTGATAACGGTTGAAGAACAAGATGGTATTAACTTTGCGATAACAGCCCTTACTTATATTGATGGTAAGTATGCAAATATTGAACAAGGCATAAGTTTACCTGCAAGAAATATTTCGTTATTAAATGAACCCAAAAATCCTCCTTCTAATTTAAAGGCGGAAGAAAGAATAGTTATAATAAACAAATTGGCTATTCCTAAATTAATATTATCTTGGGTTTCAGTTACAGGTGTCAGTCAATATCTTGTTCAATATAGATTTAACAATACAAACTGGGTTAGTGAGATTGTCTTTAGGCCCGATTTTGAAATACTTAATACTGAGGCTGGTGCTTACGAATTTAAAGTTTTTTCATATAATGCAGCATTAAAATTATCAACAACTTCTTCAGACTTAACTTTCAATGCTGTTGGTAAAAACGCACCACCATCTGATGTTCAAAATTTACAATTAGAACCTGTAGATAGTAAGAATGTACGTTTAAAATGGGATCAAGCGATAGATCCAGATGTCTTACATGGTGGTCGAGTTTATGTTAGACATAGTTCTTTAACTGATGGCACGGGAACTTTTAATAATGCAGTTGATCTTGTAACAGCTTTATCGGGAAATAGTACAGAACAAATAGTACCAGCTTTGGAAGGAGAGTATATTTTACGTTTTCAAGACGATCAAGGCAATTTTAGTACTGGTTCAGCAAGTGTAATTGTCGATTTACCAGATATTTTAGACACACAAATAATTCTTAGTACTGCATCTAGACAAGACTTATTGTCACCTGCTTATGGTGGAGAAAAAATAAGATCAACCGTAATTTCTAACACATTAAGAATAGAGGAATCTACAGGTATAACAACTGGCATTTATGATTTTAAAGATTTGATTGATTTAGAACAGGTTTATGCTTTAGATTTAAAAAGATTTATTAGGTCAGTAGGTTTTGAAGTACAACAAACTTTTAGAAGTACTGCAAATTCTGGTATTAAAGCAAATAATACGAATTTTACTCAATCTATGCAAGGGGTACAAGTACCAGCAAAAACTATTAGAGTAACCACTAATACTGCTCATGATTTTGCCTTAGGAGATCCTGTACAGCTTCTCGGTCAAGGTAATAATAATCCTGTAAATGGAATATATGTTCTTTCAGCCGTAGGAAGTACAACTGAATTTGATTTATCAATAACAGCAGCAAATAATTTAACTTTTAATGCTATTACTACAAGTGGTCAATATAAAAAACTTACTCTTTTAGATCAACTTATACCAGAAGGGTCTTTTTGGGATGACTATGCAACTGATGGTAACTTTGATGGTATTTCAGCAGATTCAGTTGATTGTCAAATGTTTGCAGCTTCAGTTAATGTTGATCCTGCCTCTTCAGCAATAGCCTTTACAAATGGAACGAGCTTTACTTATGTTCAAGACGATGGAAGTGAAGATGGATCTACAAATGGAACAGTTATGACTTGTACCGCAACAGGTCATGGGCTTTCTGTAGGTGATAATATAAAAATAATATTTATTCAAGACAATCTTTCTACTTTTTATACAGTTCAAACAGTTCCAAATGCAAATAAATTTACTTTGACTTCTTTTATTAGGCAAGCTGTAAGTAGTGGTAGTGGAAATTTTCTTAAGTTTACAAAATTTACAAATTTAACTAATGGTACGTTTAAAGGTAGGGGTTTTGCCTTTCAATTAAGATTAACGACTGAAAAACCTTTAGTTGAAAATATTGAAGTACAACAAGCAGGTATTACAGCATTATTCCCATCAAGGACAGAAAATTCATACTTAACAGGTAATCCAAATAACCCAGTATCAATGGCTGCTCAACAGTCAAGTACATCTAGTCAAAAGACTGTTACTTTTGCCAATAGGTTTTTTACAGGAACATCAACTCTCGGTGGTTCTAATTCTTTTAAACCGAATGTTGGTGTTACTGTTCAAGATTTAAACTCTGGTGAATATGTAAGAATATTAAATGTAACTGGCACTTCTTTTGATATTGATATTAAAGATTCAAATAACAATCGAGTTGCTAGAACTTTTACATTCACTGCTGTCGGTTATGGTAAAGGGGTGTAATATAGAGAAAAAGATTTTATAAATGGCCCAAGTTTCTGATTTTAATATTGCAAATGCGTCAGGAGCGCAGGTTCGTCAAGACATTAATAATGTTTTAGAGGCTATAAAAACCTGTAATAGTGGCAGTGGTGATCCTAGTAATACTGAGGCTTTTATGTTTTATGGAGATAGCACTGATAACATTTTAAAGATAAGAAATGCTAATAATAATGGCTTTACAGAAATTGGAAACGTAAACTTACCTAACTTAGGATTGCTTACTAGTACTGGTGGTACGATGACAGGCCAGCTTTTAGGTGATGATGGATCTGTTGCTGGATCTCCAGCGTATGCGTTTGATAATGATTCAGATACAGGCATGTTTAGATTAAGTGCTAATACTATAGGGTTTTCGACTGCTGGTACGGCAAGAGTTTCTATAAGTAATGCTGGTCTTGATATGACCAATGCTTTACCTATAAGATTTCAAGATTCAAGTGGTTCTCCTTTTGTTGCATTAAAAGCACCTGCCAGTGTGAGTAGTAATGTTACTTTTACATTACCTGCTGCCGATGGGTCAAACGGTCAGATGTTGCAGACAAATGGTTCTGGAGCTCTATCATTTACAACTGTACAAGGTGTGCCATCTGGAGCAGTATTTTGTATTGCAGTAGCTTCTGTACCTTCTGGTTATTTAGAATGTAATGGGGCAGCTGTTAGTAGAACAACTTATGCTGCTTTATTTGCTGTTATTGGCACAACTTATGGAACGGGTAATGGATCAAGTACTTTTGATCTTCCTGATTTGCGTGGTGAATTTATCAGAGGTTTTGATAATGGTAGAGGTGTTGATTCGGGAAGAAGTATTGCTTCAAGTCAATCAGAACAAAACAAACAGCATAATCACTCTGCAAGTTCAAGTTCTTCCGTAAGCCCTAGTTCTCATGGTCATACTTCAACTAAATTAGATAATAATAGAGTTTTCGGTTTTAAACAAACTGGTGCGAATCAGGATGGAGACACAAGTCCTTTTGGTAGCCCAGGAACTATTCCTGGTTTTAATATAAGTAATCTTGTAAATAATACAACTCTTAGCGTAAGTACTTCTACAAGCATTGCAAATGAAGGTGGTGAAAATAGACCACGTAACATAGCTATGATGTACGTAATAAAAGTTTAATTATGGCAATCGAACCAGGTACTTATAACTTTACCCTTCAAAGAAGGTCAGATCATACCATTCCCTTGGTGTTTAAAGATGGCAACAATAATGCTATTAACCTAACAGGTTTTACTGTTGCTGCACAGGTTTGGGAAGAAACACGCACCACAAAGTTTGCTGACTTCTCTGTTGCTTATACAGATAGAGTGGCTGGATCGGTGAGTATAACTTTGACAGATGCACAGACAGCAACTTTTACACCAGAAATCTTAAAATATGATGTGTTATTAATTGATGCAGGTGGTAACAGAGAATATTATTTAGAGGGTACAATATTTATGAGTGAAGGTTAC